TGAAACTACTCGCAATTGTTTTTGCAGCCATGATTCTGACGGCTTGCGCCACTGGGAATGACGCCTACTACAAGGCCATTGAAGCCCGGGAAAACCGTCTAGCCCAACAAGAGATGATTGCCGACACTGCCATTTCAGAGATGGCGGCAAAGGGTGACCTCCAAGCCAAAGGCATGGGGATTATGTATTTTGCCCTTAAGAACGCTGGATCCAAGCAAGCACAGCAGATGATTGCCGCACCTAAGTCCACAGCAGAGGCTTTGTTGCCCTGGGCTGCGCTAATTGTGCCTAGCATCACCCAGTTTTACAGCATCACCAAGAATGCGGAGATGGCTATCAACTCCAGCAACAACGCTTTGACTGGCAAGTTGTCCGATAACGATACGCTTACCGACTTGGTAATTGGCCGCAAACCAATCATCGGTACTTCTGATGATGTTTTGCTCTATCCTGTGCCGTAATGTTTCCCAACCCTTACCTCTTGGCTGGTGCGCTTGCTGTTGGCTTGCTGACGGGATGGACAGCCAACGGGTGGAGGCTGAACGGTAAAATTGACGAGATGGTGCTTGAGCATACGCAAGCCGTGCAGGTTGCAACGCAGAAGGCACTGGACGAAACCACACGGATGCAAGGGGAAAAAGATGCCGCAGTTCAAAAAGCCGCTGCCCAAGCGCAGCGCAACATGGCTGATGCCGCTTCTGCTCGCAGTGAGCGTGACAGGCTGCGCGACGACCTCATTGCCAGTCGCAGCACCTTCGCCCAAGCTACCGACACCTCCCTCATTGACTACACCAACACCCTCTCAATCGTATTCGAGCAATGCACTCGCGAATATTCAGAACTGGCAGAAAAGGCTGACGGACACGCCACTGACGCCCAAGGCCTCTTCAACGCTTGGCAAGCAATAGCAGGAGTTAAATAAATGGACACGCCAGAGATCGACCCAGTTAAGTATGGTGCGCTGTACCAAAAGGTGCAGGACTATGAGCGCCGCTTTGAAGTCGTGGATAAAAAACTCGACAAGATGGAACACCAGCTTGACGAACTGCTTGCCTTGGCAAACAAAGGCCGTGGCGGGTTCTGGGCTGGCATGACCATCGCATCGTCCATTGGCGCTGTCGTGGCCTGGATTGCTGGACACGTAAAAGGTTAAAAATGTCACCAGAATTGCAAAAGTATTATGAAGACAGGTTTGACCTGTTTACGCATCCTGGTTGGAAAGACCTGATGGAGGACGCCAACCTGATGTTGCAAGCAATGAACAACATCTCTACCATTGCGGATGAAAAAAGTCTACAATTTCGCAAAGGTGAGATTTCGATTATGACTTGGCTGACAACCCTGAAAAGTGTCAGCGAACGAGCGTATGAGGACTTAAATGAAAAGAATGTATGAATTTGTCTGCAAAAGCGGACATCGCATGGAGGCTTTGGCAGTTTATGAGACTGCTGAAGTGCCGTGCATATGCGGTGGGCTTGCCCATCGTGTTATCAGCGCACCAGCGATTAACTTAGAGGGGTGGTCGGGCAATTTTCCTTCTTCATGGATGAAATTTGACCAAAAGCACCGCGATAAGTTAGCCGCAGAGCGCAAAGCCAACGCATAAACACAAATGTCGCGTTGATTCTCCTACAACCCAAAAGGCAGGAACCAGTATGTTGATTGACAAAGAACCAGAAGAACTTGGCGAACTTGAAGTCGAAGAGCAAAAGAACGAACTTCCTGAGAAATACAGGGAAAAAAGTTTGGAGGAAATTGTGCGGATGCACCAAGAGGCTGAAAAGCTAATTGGCAAACAGGCCCAAGAGGTCGGTGAAGTCCGTAAATTGGCTGATGAGTTAATCAAACAAAACTTAGGTTCTAAGCAGCCAGCTACACAAGATGAACCGGAAGTAGATTTTTTTGAGAACCCGCAAAAGGCGGTTCAATCGACAATCGACAAGCATCCAGATGTGGTCGCGGCCAAAATTGCTAGCCAAGACTTCAAAAAGATGCAGATTCAGCAGAAGCTATCGCAAGAGCATCCTGACTTCACGCAAATCGTGAATGACACGGGGTTCCAAGACTGGGTGAAAGCATCGCCCATCCGCTTGGGACTGTATGCACGTGCAAAGCATCGCCCATCCGCTTGGGGCTGTATGCACGTGCTGATGGTGACTTTGACTACGATTCTGCGAATGAATTGCTGTCCACCTACAAAGAGTTGCGTGGCATCAAGGCTCAACAGTCCGAGAAAGCGTCAGACGCGACACGGGCCAAGAGCATGAAAGCTGCACAAGTTGATGTGGGGGGGAGTGGCGAGAGTTCCAAACGAGTCTACCGCAGGGCAGACCTGATCCGTCTCAAAATGACCGATCCAGCCCGATACGATGCGCTAAACGAGGAAATCCTTACAGCGTACGCAGAGGGTCGGGTCAAATGACCTAACTTTTTTTTGGAGAATTCAACATGGCCTATCCTACCCCCCAGGTAACCAATACCACCGCAGCAACCTTTATCCCTGAGATTTGGAGCGATGAAATCGTCGCTGCTTACAAGAAGAACCTCGTTATGGCCAATTTGGTCATGAAGATGAACTTCAAAGGCAAAAAAGGTGACACGGTTCACATTCCCTCGCCTACCCGTGGCAGCGCCACCCTGAAGGCTGCATCCACTGCTGTTACTTTGATTGCTGACACTGAGTCGGAAGTCTTGGTGAGCATCAACCGTCACTTTGAATACAGCCGTTTCATTGAAGACATCACTGAAGCACAAGCCTTGGCATCTTTGCGCCAGTTCTACACTTCGGACGCTGGTTATGCTTTGTCCAAGGCTGTGGACAGCGACTTGGTTCAAGTGGGTCGTGGCTCTAACGGTGGCAACGCTGCAAACAGTGCTTACGCTGGTGGCTTTGCTGGTGGTGACGGTACTACCGCTTATGTTGCTGCAAGCAACAACGAGAGCGCATTGACCGATGCCGGTATTCGTCGCACCATCCAGCGTTTGGACGACAACGACACCCCAATGGATCAGCGTTTCTTTGTGATCCCTCCATCTAGCCGTAACACGCTGATGGGCTTGGCTCGTTACACCGAACAAGCGTTTGTTGGTGATGGCAATGCAATCCGCAACGGCGAAATCGGTAACCTGTACGGCATCCCCGTGTTCACCACCTCCAACGCTGACACGACCAGCGGCTCTAACGCTGCCCGTGTTTGCTTGATGGGTCACCGTGATTCGATGGTGCTGGTTGAGCAAATGGGTATCCGTTCGCAAGTCCAGTACAAGCAAGACTACCTGTCAACCTTGTTCACCTCGGACACCTTGTATGGTGTTGCTGGTCTGCGTAACGCAGCATCCGTGGGTGCGGCTAAGTCTGCATCTTTGTTTGCTCTCGTCGTGCCAGCCTAACCCCCAAGCCCCCAGAAATGGGGGCGTTAACTTTAAGGAGTTAGATCATGGCAGCAGCAACCGCAATTACCTCGCGTCGAGGTAACGACCAGTTCCGTGGCGTCTTCAGTGACACATGGGCTATTACCTGCACTTTGAACTCGGCATCCGTTGCCGATCAAGCGGCAGCAACCGATACCGTGGCAGTTCCAGGCGTTGTCTTGGGCGACATGGTGATTTCTATGTCTGCTGGTGTTGATGAGGCAGGGCTTGTTCGCCGTGCTTATGTCTCCGCTGCAAACACAGTGACGATTGCGACAACCAACACGACTGGTGCAGCAGTGGATTTAGGATCCACCACTGTGCGTCTTGTTATTGGTCGCATGGTTTAAATCGGGGGCTTCGGCCCCCTTTTTAGTGAGAGAACAATGGCTACATTTCGTTGCATCCAGTCTGGCAACACAATCACCTTCACCCAACAGCATGACATTGAAACCATGCGGGGCCATGCAGGTTATGTGCGGGTGGATGAGAAACCAGCAGAACCAGAGGTTAAGCCTCTACCCATGAACCCTCCCCCACCTAAGAAGATGGGGCGTCCACGTAAATCAACCATTTAAGGATTCATCATGATGATGCCTAAAGACAAAAAAGAAAAGAAGTCTATGCCTCTGACCATCATGGTGGCGGTTGGTAAGCCTTCCAAGGCCATGCCTCTGCGCGGTTCACGGACTGCCAAGAGCCAAGCCAGCAAAGCCAAAAAGAAATGAAAACCAAAGCTGAAAAGAAGATCAGCAAGGTCATGCGCGAGTACAAGGCTGGCGAGTTGACCTCCAATAAAAAGGTGGTCAAGAATCCAAAGCAAGCAATTGCGATTGCTTTGAGCAAAGCAGGGAAGGCGAAAAAGAAATGAAACCTGGACTCTACGCAAACATCAATGCCAAACGTGCCCGTATCAAGGCAGGTTCTGGCGAGAAAATGAACAAGGTCGGCTCTAAGGCTGCACCTTCCGCTGCTGACTTCAAGGCGGCGGCAAAGACTGCAAAGCCCCCTAAAAAGGCCAAGTGATGAGCAAGGAAGCCAAACACTACCTGCCTAGTGGTAAACCCTATAAAGGCCCAACTCACAAAGAGGGTGGTGTTTTGATGACGGGTGCAAAACACACCGCCAGCAGCAAAAATCTGACTCATTCACCACCCCAAAAGGCAAAAAAATGAAAGTTTCCCAAAAATTATTGGAACAGGTGAGTGATGGTTACCACTGGGTGCGGCTAAAAGTCTCAGCCTTGTTAAGTATGCTGCTACAACACTTGAAAAACGTGCTGGCAAAGCTGCGGGGCAGCAACTAAAGGATTCCGATGAAAACCCCCACTTGGCAAACAAAAGCTGGTCAAAATCCAAAAGGCGGCTTGAACGCCAAGGGCAGAGCATCGTACAATACAGAGACGGGTGGCAATCTAAAGCCACCTGTAAAGAGTGGCGACAACCCTAGACGGGCCTCCTTTCTCGCACGGATGGGCAATATGCCTGGGCCAGAGATGAAGGATGGTAAGCCCACTCGCTTGCTGTTAAGTCTCAAGGCTTGGGGCGCATCATCCAAAGAGGATGCCCGAGCAAAGGCTAAAGCCATCACAGCAAGGAACAAAAAATGACCTTCCTAGAGTTGATCAACGATGTCTTGGTTCGTTTGCGCGAAACCCAAGTGTCTACCAATGCTCAGACTGCCTATTCCACTTTGATTGGACGTTTTGTCAATGATGCCAAACGTCAGATTGAGGATGCCTTTAACTGGAACGTGTTGGGTCAGACCATCACGGTCACCACAACCCCCGGCACATACATTTACTCACTGACAGGCGCGGGACAGAAGTTTTCTGTCCAAGATGTCTTAAACGTCACTGACTTGATTCAGATGGAGAACATCTCTTTCGTAGAGATGAACCGTTTCCAGAACTTGTCTGCACCTGTTTCTGGAAAGCCAAACTACTATGCTTTTGATGGTGTGGATAACAACGGCGACACCAAAGTGGTTTTGTTTCCCCGTCCTGATGGTGTTTACTCCATTCCCTTCTCTCTAACCGTCCCACAAGCCCCTTTAACGGCTGATGGCACGGTTGTTTTGGTGTCAGATACCCTAGTGGTGCAGAACGCTTATGCAAGGGCTTTGGTGGAGCGTGGTGAAGACCAGGGTTTGAGTTCATCTGAGGCTTACCAACTTTATCGTGGGATGCTGGCTGACAGCATTGCTTTGGAAGGTACGCGCTACCCTGAACAGCAGGAGTTTTTAGCCATATGAGCCAAGTCATCCAGACCGCCAGTGTTTCAGCGCCAGGTTTCTTTGGGCTGAATACTCAAGACTCGCCTCTTGATTTGGCGAGTGGATTTGCTTTGGTGGCAACAAACTGCATCATTGACCAGTTTGGTCGCGTTGGATCGCGTGAGGGATTCAGTCGCGTTAACTCTTCCTCTGGTAATTTGGGCGCGAATAATGTCACTGTCATACATGAGTTGGTTCAGGCTGACGGGACTTTGACAATCCTTTTTGCGGGGAACAACAAGCTGTTCAAGCTAGATGGCTCAAATGCTGTGGTTGAGTTGACCTATGGTGGTGGAGGTACTGCCCCAACCATCACGGCGAGTAATTGGTCTGTTGCCTCACTGAACGGCATCACGTACTTCTTTCAAGAAGGCCATGACCCGTTGATCTTTGATCCAGCGGTCAGCACAACCTCATATCGGCGCGTGAGCGAGAAATCTGGGTATGCAGGTACTGTGCCATTGGCAGACATCGTTATCTCTGCTTACGGGCGTTTGTGGGTGGCAGACACAACAACCGACAACGTGACGATCACTTTCTCGGATTTGCTGTCTGGGCACATCTGGACGGGTGGATCGTCTGGTTCGCTAAACATCAACACTGTTTGGCCCAACGGTGCGGACAACATTACGGGTCTTGCCGCACACAACAACTTCCTGATCATCTTTGGTTCGCGTCAGATTCTTGTGTATTCTGGTGCAAACAACCCTGCGGGAACTTCACCCGTGACGTTTTTGTTGGCCGACTCCGTGGGTGGTATTGGGTGTATTGCCCGTGACTCCATCCAGCAGACAGGCAAGGATGTATTATTTTTGTCGAACTCTGGCGTCCGCAGCTTTGCCAGAACCATTATTGAGAAGTCTTTACCTGTTGGTGACTTGTCCAAAAACATCCGCAATGACTTGATCCAGATTGTTAACGGCGAGGTCAAGAAGAACATTAAGTCGGTTTATTCCGAGACAAAGGCTTTCTACCTGTTGACACTGCCCTCTGTGAGTGAGGTGTATTGTTTTGACACCCGTGGTCAGTTGCAAGACGGCTCATTCAGGGTGACTCGGTGGGACTCAATCGCTCCTACTTCTTTGCTGTCAAGACGCAATGGCGATGTCTTGCTTGGCAAAAATGGGTTTGTGTGCAAGTACGGCACATACCAAGACCACACCAGCCCATATCGGTTTATGTACTACACGAACCATGCAGATTTGGGCAATCAAAACGTCACCAGCTTACTTAAGCGGATCAAGGTGGTGGTGATCGGTGGCACAAATCAGTTTTTGATTGTGAAATTTGGCTTTGACTTTGCTGCCAACTACCAGGCGGCCAATGCTCAGATTCCTATTCAGGGTGTGTTTGAGTATGGAACTGCCGAGTACGGTGCGAATGGTGTGCCAGTAGCGGAATATTCAGAGGGTGTTGCACTTCAAACACTGTCTATCCCAGCATCAGGCAGCGGTAAAATTGTGCAAACAGGTTACGAATCAGATATCAGCGGAGCGCCTTTGTCGATCCAGCGTATTGAGATTCAGTCTAAAGATGGGAAGATATCATGAGCAATTACGTACAAAGCACCAACTTCGCCACCAAGGACGCATTGTCCTCTGGTGATCCACTAAAGATTGTTAAGGGCACGGAGATAAACACCGAGTTCAACAACATTGCGGTGGCGGTTGCAACCAAGGCTGATTTAATCTCGCCCACATTTACAGGCACTGTGACGGGAACTTTCGCTGGCAACGTCACTGGCAACGTCACAGGTAACGTAACGGGCAACGTCACGGGTAACGTCACGGGTAACACATCTGGCACGGCCGCTTTAAGGTGGACGCAAGCGGCAACGCTGTTGTGTCTGGTAACGTAACTGCATACGGTACTGTGTAATGGCACTCCCAAGTTCAGGCACTATCACGCTGGCGCAGGTCAACGTCGAACTGCAAAAATCGTCTACGGCGCAGATCAGCCTAAACGATGCGGACGTTCGTGCGCTGGCTGGAGTACCTTCTGGTGCTATTTCCATGAGCGACCTGTACGGAAAATCTCGGTACATTATTGCCTCTGGTGGTTCTGAAACAACGTACACCTCTGGTGGGCAGACCTTCAAAGTCCACACATTTACCTCTGGCGGCACAATCAGCATCAGCAATGCTGGCACAACTGGCTTTAACGGCATCGACTATTTGATTGTTGCTGGCGGCGGTGGTGGTGGCTTTGGCATCAACGGAGACTTTGGCTCTGGTGGTGGCGGCGGCGCTGGTGGCGTCCTCACGGGCACAACCGTGCAATCCACGGGTTCTTTTTCCGCAACAATTGGCGGCGGCGGCAGCGGTGCTGCGGCTGGTGGCGGTAATGGCAGCAATGGTGGCAACTCTTCCATCTTTAGCTTGACGGCTACTGGTGGCGGCGGTGGCGGTGGAGGTTTCTCTGCTGGTAGCGCTGGTGGTTCTGGCGGTGGTGGTGGCACATCAAACGCTCCAGGCGCTACGGAATCAAACGTCCCCGGTGGTGCTGGCACATCAGGCCAAGGCAATGCTGGCGGCAACGGCGTCAAGTCTGAAGGAAATGCATTCCGTCAAGGTGGCGGTGGTGGTGGTGCAGGGGCTGCGGGTACGACAGCTTCATCCACCAGTGGTTCTGGAACTGGCGGCGCTGGTATTTCCAATTCTATTCAAACCGGATCATCTCAGTCTTATGGCGGTGGTGGTGGCGGTGGTTCAGTTATTGACGCTCACTCCTCCGGTGGCTCTGGCGGTGGTGGTCGTGGCGCATTTGGAACTGGCGGGACTGCAACTGCTGGTACGGCAAACACAGGTGGTGGTGGCGGTGGTGGAACCTCCAACGGGCCACAAAACGCTGCTGGCGGTGGCTCCGGTATCGTCGTAGTTCGCTACCGTATTGCTTAAACAAGAGAACAGCATGATCACTCACCACTTTAGCGATGGACTGTATGCCAAGCAAGCGGTTATCCCTGCTGGCACAGAAGCCTCGTTTAATTGTTCAAAATGTGGTGCGTGTTGCAGAAAAATTAATTGTAGCTACATAACAGAAGACAACTTATGCAGCATCTACGAGACACGACCTTTGATGTGCAACATTGAAAAAGGTCATCAAGCGTTCTTTTCTCACATGAGCAAAGAAGATTATTTTCGAGAAAACGAACGAATTTGCATAATTTTGCAAGAGGAGAAATGACATGGCGATTCCAGCACTTATTATGGCGGGTGGCGCTTTACTGGGTGGAGCATTAGCAGGCCGTTCTGCTCGAAAAGCGGCAAACACACAGGCTGCTGCTGAACTTGAGGCCGCACGGATCGCAGCGGAAGAGGCACGGTTTCGACCAGTCGGTATTACGACCCGATTCGGACAGTCGCAGTTCCAAACAGGCCCAGACGGGCGTGTTATAGGCGCTGGTTACACACTAGACCCAACGCTACGGGCTTACCAAGACCGATTGATGGGATTGGCTGGTGGTGGTCTTGAACAGGCATCAATGGCACAACAGCAGTATGGGCCACTGAGTCAAGCGGGGCAGGGCTTATTTGAAGTAGGCCAGCAGTACCTTGAGCGACCTTCTGATCAACGTATTGGTGCGCTTGCAAGCCAGTTCCTTGGCCCTACCATTGGTGGTGAGGCGTTAACTTCTCTGGGCCAGCAGTATGTGGCGGAGTCACCGCAACAAGCCGCGCAGCGGTTTATGGCACAACAACAAGAATTGTTAGCCCCTAGCCGCGAACGTCAGATGGCGCAGTTACAACAAGGGTTGTTTAACACAGGTCGTGGTGGCTTGGCAGTGGGTGCGACTGGTATGCGTCCAAGCGGTGCTATGGGTTTAAGTGCAGCGTCTCCCGAGGCAGAGGCTTACTACAACGCCCTGGCTCAACAAGATGCATTGTTGGCGGCACAAGCCACTCAAGGCGGTATGGAACAGGCCAAATTTGGTTCTGGGTTGCTGGCTCAAGGTCAAGCATTAGACCAAGGTCAAATTGGGTTTGGCGCTGACTTGCTGGGTCGTCAAATTGGTATGGATCAAGACAGATTGCGTTTTGGGGCTGGTTTGTTTGCAACGGGTGGTAACCTGCTCACACAGGGCTTGCAGGGTCAGGTAACGGCTCTTGGCCCGTTTGAGGCGTATCTCCAGCAGATGCAAAACATAGAGGGCTTGGGCCAACAGTCACTTGATATTGGCTCGGCATTGGGTGGTCGTATTGCAAACGCTCAAGGATCAAGCGCTTTGTTGTCTGGAGGCACGAACGCAGCACGGAGTCAATTTGCCGCCAATGCTTACAACCCGTTTGCCACAGCTTTGACTGGCGTAAGTAGCAACCCTCAGTTGCAAGACGCACTAAAACAATACTTGAGATCCAGTAATACTGGGCCTTTTGTTGATGTTGGTGGCTATGGTCAAGCGGGTAGCGATGTACTCAAGCAGTATGGCATCTAAGGAGTAAGACATGGCAACAATCGTAGACACCTTATTTGGCGTATCTCCCGAACGCTTAGAACGTGAACGCGCAGCAGCGGCTGATGCACAGGCTTTGGAGTTTGCCAAGCTAGACCCTTTCCAACGGGCCAATTTTGCCATTGGTCGCGGGGCGAACATGCTTGCTGGTGCTTTGGGTGGTGCTTTGGGCGGTCAAGACCCTGAGTTGCGCCGTGCCAGTATGCGTCAGCA